CCGGCGCTCGACAACGACGGCGATGCTCTGATTACCGGGGCGCTGTACTTCGACACCACCGCTAGCGAGATGAAAGTTTATAGCGGCAGCGGTTGGGTCGCGACGGGATCGACGATCAGCTCTGTCTACCAGCGGTTCGAGTACACCGCGTCCGGCGGCGAGACTTCAGTGACCGGCGGCGACGACAACGCTAACACCCTCGCCTATGACGCTGGGTTCATCATGGTGTTTCTCAACGGCGTGATGCTCAACGACGGCGACTACACTGCGACGAGCGGATCGTCAATCACCGGGCTGGCGGCGCTGACTGCGGGTGACAAGCTCGAAGTGATCGCCCACGGTGCGGCTGCACCGGGAGACTATTACAGCAAGGCTGCGAGCGATGCGAAGTACGCGCTGCTTGGCGCGAATACAGACATCACGTCGCTCGGCACGATTAGCACAATAGACTTGAATGGCGGCACTATCGACGGCGCGGTGATCGGCGGGTCAAGCGCAGCCGCCGGTTCGTTCACTACTCTCAGTGCAAGCTCCCCGATTTCGGCTGCGGACGGCAGCAACTCGGCGCCAGCAATAACTAATACTGGCGACACTGACACAGGTCTCTACTTCTCGGCAGACAACGAAATCTCGACGGCGACGGCTGGTGAGCAGCGCATCATCCTTGACAGTTCCGGTGTGCTGAAGCCGAGAGAAGCATCGACTTATGGTGGCGCGGGCGCGGTCATCCAAGGCGCAGTCGTGTTCGCATGCAAGATGCCCTATGTGTCCAGCGTTGCCGACAACACATGGGCGCAGATTTCTATGTCCACGCCAGTATATGAAAACAAAGCAATCGTGGATGGGACGACGACTGGCAATGCGATTACCATCAAGAAGGCCGGGAAGTACATGATGGTGTGGAACGGAACGCTTGGCGGTGGAAACTCATACGGGAATGGAACGTATTACGTTCGCACATACGTCGAAAAAAATAGCGTGTCTCTTGGCGGGGGTACGCGACTTTTTGCACAAGGCGCGAGTGACAACGGAAGCCCTTCGGATGTCGGCCTCACCCAATACGCAAGTTCTGCGCGAGGCGGAGTGGTAAGCGGCATCGACTCACTTAGCGTTAGTGACGTTATTAGGTTCTGGCAACTTCACGATCATACCGGCGGGGGCTGGGCCGATCCCGGCAACGTGATGCTGATTTACTTCGACGAATAGGAGAAAACATGGCAAGTGTACAACTCAACGGACCGGTAGTGATGCGAATTTTTCTGCGCGATGCAAACATTGATGCTTCGCTGCCGCGCTACATAGACGCAGACAACATCCTTCACATCGACGGCGTAGATCAGCCTGCATTACAGGCTGCTTACGCAGCATACGATGAAACAGTAGCAAATCGAGAGGTAGCTTTTGACGCGCTGCGGCGAGTGCGTGACAACATGCTGATGGATACTGACTGGGTGGTGGTCAAGGCGCAAGAAGCCGGCGAGGCAGTCCCCGCCGCTTGGGCAACCTATCGCCAAGCCCTCCGCGATCTGCCTGCCAACACTTCTGACCCCGCCAACCCGGCTTGGCCGACGAAGCCAGGAGCTTAACCATGACACTCAATCGTGATCTAGCAGACCTCGCCCAGTCCCTTGCCGGCGGCATCGACATTGCCGATGGCGGCACGGGAGCGACCACTGCCAGCGCGGCGCGGACGGCACTCAGTGCGCAAACGGAAAGCGCCACGCTCACGGCCCTCTCCTCAGTCATGTCCTCGACGGCCACAGCGGCGGCGCAACGTGCGGCTCTTGCTGCCACGGGCAACCTAGCATCTGTTCAGGTTTTCACTGCCAGCGGCACTTGGACGAAACCTGCTGGCATTGCGCGAGTAAAAGTTGAGGTTCGCGGCGGTGGTGGTGGCGGCGGTGCAGCTACGAGTACGGCGGGCATCCAAGTTGGCGCTGGCGGCGGACAGGGTGGGTACTCCGCAAAGCTCATAGACGTCTCAGCCATTTCCAGTGAAACCGTGACTATTGGTGCCTTCGGCGCCGGGGGTGGTGCTGGTGGTTCCGGTTCACAGGGCGGCACATCCTCTTTTGGAGCACACTGTTCAGCGACTGGCGGTGCCGGGGGGCAAGGTGGTGCTGTAGCTGTAAATGTTCGAGGCGGTGCCGGTGGTTCCGGTTCTGGTGGAGATAGAAATCTTCGAGGCGCGGCTGGCGGAAATGGTATCGCTCCTGGCGTAGCCTGGGACAGCATCACGGGAGTCGGTGCTGGCGAAGGTGGCGGACGCGGCGCAATCGCGTCAGACGGAGAGGCAGCAGAAGCTAATTCTGGTGGTGGCGGTGGTGGGGCTTATGCAGACGACGGCAATCCTAGCGGCGGCGCAGGCGGCTCCGGCATTGTTATCGTTTGGGAGTATCAATAATGAAGGCTCTAGTCGAAGCAAGCGGGCGTGTCGCTCAAGTCGTCGCTGACGACCAAATCTTTCCGGTCCATTCTTCACTACAATGGGTGGACTGCGATGACACCATTATTAGCGACACCCACTTTTACGCGAATGGGGTGTTTGCGAGCGAACCACAACCGGCGCTGACTTGGGCGGACATCCGCAGCGAGCGTGACGATTTGCTTGGAAAAACGGACTGGTGGGCAGTCTCAGATCGTACCATGTCGGCGAGCGAAGCGGCCTACAGACAAGCTCTGCGCGATGTGCCGCAGACTTTCGCAAGCCCCGCCGATGTAGTCTGGCCGACGAAGCCTGCGTGATAGCTGTTGGACGGTGCTGTCGATCTACGCCTGATTATCACGCTGGCCGGCATCCTGGTCAGCGTCGTCGGCGCGACGACTGTCGCTAAACAGCAGATCAAGCAGATCGCCGAACACCTGGCCGACATTGAGGCGCGACTGCGCCGGCTGGACAGCCGCACCGACCGGCACGAGGGCGAGATGGGCATGCACGCGCAACGCGTGGACGTGCTGTCTAGCATGATGGACCCGGCCACTATGGAGCGGCGGCATCGAGAAACAGCAGATCTACAGGCGCGCCTCGCGACCGTCGCGCGCGACGTAGAGGCCCTGAAGCATATGCACAACGGCCGCCACCCGCCGGTTGCAACATTATGAACGGCAAGCACCAGCGCGGGCAGATCTCAGAGGCGATCTGCGCGCTGCATCTCAGCCGGCGGGGCTGGTGGGTGTTCGCGCCGATCTTCGCGCTCTCCGGGCCGGTGGACCTGGTGGCGGTGCACCCGCGCGGCTATGTCGCGCTGGTAGACGTTAAGACCGACAGCCGGCGCCGGCTGGCTGGGCGCTCCAATACCTACGCGATATCGCGCGTTCGTAGCCCTCTGCAGAAGCGCTTACGCGTGCTGCTCGCTTACACGAGCGACGAGGGCATCCGCTGGAAGGGCGCCAGCGCGGCGATGAAAGAGCTGCTGAAGTGACGGACGAACTGGCGCAGTCGCCGGCCGACGCGACTAACTCGTTGCTCTGGCAGTACGCCGACGCGCTCGCCCGCCTGGCCGAGGTGTGGGCTGAGCTGCCTGATGGCTCGGAGCCCGAGGAGCTGCTCCGCGAGGCAATGCGCGCAGTCGCAGCTCGCGTCACGCAGACCGCGCTGATCTACACGTTTAATGTCGATGGAGCAGAGCAAGATGATTGAAGCGCTTATCGGCCCGGTGACGGGACTGCTGGACAAGTTTATCGCCGACAAAGACCAGCGCGAGCGCCTGGCCTTCGAGCTGGCGACCATGGCTGACCGGCATGCGCAAGAGATCGCTCTGGCGCAGATCAAGGTGAATGAGGCAGACGCGAGGGGCAGCTGGTTCCAGAGCGGCTGGCGGCCGGCAACAGGTTACGCATGCGTCGCTGGGCTGGCTGTCAACTTCCTTGTCTCGCCGCTGGCGCAGGGTTTCGGTGTAGACGTGCCGCAGGCCGATATGAGCGTGATGATGCCGCTGCTGCTTGGCATGCTGGGCCTCGCAGGCATGCGCACATATGAGCGCAAGGCTGGCGTCGGCAAGTGACTGTCATACTTAACACCGAGCGCATCGCGGCAGACCTGCGGCGCGAGGAAGGCTACCGCCGCTTCGCCTACCTCGACAGCCTGGGCCTGGTGACCGTCGGCATCGGCCGGTGCATCCACGAAGCACACGGCGTAGGCATCGACGAAGAAGAAGCGCTCTACCTGCTGCGCCGCGACATCGAGCGTTGCGCCGGCGAGTGCGACCGCGCCCTGCCGTGGTTCTCAAGCGCCAGCGCCAATGTCCGCGAGGCCGTCGTGCAGCTTGTGTTCCAGCTTGGGCTGCCCAAGTATCTCGGCTTCAAGAAGCACCTGGCGGCGCTCGAGGCGGGCGACTACGAAACGGCTGCGGACGAGCTGCTAGACAGCCGCTTCGCCCGGCAGACACCGGGACGCGCGGCGCGGATGGCCGATAGGATCAGAGCAGGCTGATGCTCCGCCAGGCTCCGCGCCGGCGGCTCACATGCCCACGGTCCTCAAGCGCCTGCACGATGCGCTGCACGCCGCTGAGGTTGCAGCCGCAGGCTCTCCCAATCTCTGCGTAACTGGGGCTGTACCCGCGCTCCGCAAAGAAGGCACGCAAAAACTCGAGCGCCTCGGCCTGCCGCTGCGTCAGCCCTAGCTTCTCATTCATTGCTAACCTCCTCGACCTTGAGACTAGCGGCACGCGCCGGCGGCTTTGCGGCGACCGTGTAGCCCTTGCGCGCGGCCTGCATGCCCCAGCTCACAGTCGCGACAACCTCGCCGGCCTCGTCGCGCGCGATGGCCTGGGTATGCAAACCCATCGCGTCCATTATGCGCGTCTGGCAGGCTTTGGCGAGATCCTGCATCTGCTTGATGGCGGCGCGGGCGGCGAGCAGATCAAGCGCAAGCTGGCTCAGCTCGCTGTCCAGCTCGACGGCCGGCAGGTCGTCCTCAGCCCGAGCAAAGGTCTGCTGCGCGTCGTTCGGAGAAAACACTGGGTAGTAGTCCATTACGCCATCGCGCGCCCACACCCCGAGTCGCTCCTCGAAGTCCAAACAGTCCTGGCGGATCTTCTCCTGGGTCGCGAAGTCCGGGCCTACCAAGTAAATCCGCAGCTCAGACCCCTGATACAGCGTCGCGATTGCGCCCCAGGTGTACCCGCAGCACATCATCAGGCCTTGCACTTGAATAGGCCCACGGTAATCGGCCGGCTCGTCCAGTGGGCGCACGCGCGTAGCTTTTGCCTCGAGGACGCCTGGCCCCTGCAGTGCGATGCGGTCAGCGCCGACGACGTATATGCCGGCGGTCGGGTCGTGCTCCACGACGCGGCCGTCGCCCCACAAGATGCCGTCGAGGCTGCCCTGCAGCGGGAGCTCTGCATGCCTCACCGCCTCAGTGACCGCCAGCTGCACGTCCAGGCCAAGCCGGTCGGCCGCCTCTTGCAAAATCGTCTTTTCGAGTTTGTTGCCCCAGGCCGCTGCCTCGCCCGCCGACTCTCGCGGCGGGTCTGGCAGGTTATTGGCGCGCGCCTGGCGGACCTGGCTTGCGCGTATCAACACGTCGTTGGGCGTCGCATACGGCGAGCGACCAGCGATTGCCGGGAGCTGTGAGCAGCTCAGTAGTGCGTCGTCGCTGAGCTTGCCGAGAGCTTCACCAGTCATGCTGCACCTACGAAATAGGCAGCCACGAGCGCGGCCATGACGAGGAGCCAAACGGCTGCCGAGGGCAACACCTGTGTAGGTGTAATGCGCTGGCCTGTCGCTGTCTCAAGATGTAGAGCTAAAACTCGCTGAAATACTGTGCTCACTGCTGCCTCCTAGGTTGAGGCAGCCTGTGGATTAGGGCGGGACGAAATTGGTAAACCGTTGGCAGTGCTCACAAAGGTGAGCCCGGTCCCGGCCTCCATCGACGCCCCGCAGCCCACAAGCTGCCTGGGGTTACTCATTATATACCTTGCGGTTAGGGGCAGGGCTAGGGGCGCCCTGTTCCTGCAATGTTTCTTGGTACAGCCGGCGCGCAGCGCTCGCTGCTAGACGCTGCCTGTTTGCTGTGCGCGTGTAGACGCGCGCCTGCTTGCTGGACTGCCAGCCGAACATGCTCATCAGCTCGTCCTCGCTAGCGCCGGCCTCCGCGATCATCGTCGCTGCTGCCTTGCGCACGCCATGCGCTGTGTAGCCGGCCGGTATGCCGGCCTCGCGGCAACGCTTGACGAACCACTGCGCCAGGCCTTTGACGGAATAGCTCAAGCCGAGCTCCGTCACCATGTACACCATGTCGCCGGTCGGCGCGGCGTCGATAGCCGCGCGCAAGGGCGGCAGGATCGGCACGGCAGTCGCGTCTTTCGCGTAGCGGCCGCGACCCTTCGTCTCGTTCCAGACCAGGAACCCGGCGCGCTCGTGCTGCGGCCCCAGCATCGCTGCGTCACTGATGCGGCAGCCTGTGTACAGCAGGAGGGTCATCAGCAAGTGCTCACGCTCGCCCAGCTCATAGTGCTTGTAAAAGCGAGCAATCAGCTCGCGCGTCCAGGCCTTATGCCCGCCGCTGTCGCGCCGCAGCTCCTCTCGCGCATAGGCGGCGACCTTCTCGCTCAACGCGACATTCGTTGCAACCAGCTCGCGCCTGACAGCGTAATTAAGCACTGCGCGTATAGCCTTTAGGCGCGTGATCGCAGCTTCCGGTCGCCGCGCCTTCTGCTCCAGAACCTCGATCACGTCCAGCGCCTCGAGCTTGCGGTAGTCCTTGGCGGCCCAGTCGTGCAGGAACTGCTCGAGCACGCGGCGCCTCACCCGGCGCGTCTCGGGATGCAGCCGCTGGACCGCAGCAGAGTTTAGGTAAGCACTAACAAGGTGTCGCCACTGGAAGCGCGGCGCGCTGACCTGCGCCTGACCATGCGACAGCGCGTTTAGCGCGTCTGCGTACTGGCGTCCAAACTCAGCCGTCCCAGGCTGCGCGGTGATGGCGACGCGCGGGCCTTTGCCCTTGCGCACATAGTGATAGGTCCGACCGCCTGCTTGCTCCTCGACCAGATATGGCAGTTTCAACTTCATACCTCTCTTGTACTCAGGTTCCGCACAAAAGCTATCGCAGTGTTGCTCAGCAATTCTGCGTGCAGTTTTGCTCAGCAATTCTGCGTGCAGTTTTGCTCAGCAATTCTGCGTGCAGTTTTGCTCAGCATTTCTGCGCCCTAGCCAAATAGGTGCTGGTATCGCGCTACACACTCATCGAGCAGCTGCTTCGCCTCCGGGCTCGCCTTCGACCAGGTGGCAAGGTAGTCATTGCTCTGCAGCGCCCGGCTGGCTGTCAACATGTTCATGTTCCATGTTATGTGCGTTACAGCGCCATTTCGCACGCAGGTGCGCGACGGCAGCACATGCTTGCGAGATCCAGGCCCGGGCTGCGTCGTTACCAGGCCCGCCGCTCGCAGCCTCGGCACGATCCGCGCGGCGGTCGCCGGCGTGTCAAACTGCACGGAAAATGCAACCAAGTCGCCGACGGTCGGTGGCTCGTCCGCGTCGGCCAGCACCCAGCGCAGCCAGTTGCCCACCACCCAATAAAGGGCCGAGCGCTCGCCACTCAGCAGGGCTTTGACCGGAGCGCCACAGTGCGTCAAGTAGGTACTCTCTACGAAACTCGCGAGCATACGCATGCGAGCGTTATTGGTCGCGTCCAGCGAGCGCAGCGCGCCCAGGTCGGCCGGGTCAACTTTCACATAAGCGCAGTGTGTGTCCACATACTCGCTGACCCGGCTCTGCAGGTACGACGCCCACGCGCTCCTGCGGTCGGCAACACCATTACTAATATGCATCACGCACGCCCTTTCTTTTGCAGTTTGCGATAGCGCAGCCGCGTGTTGCGCACAGAGCTGAGGCTCCATGTGTCGCCGCCCCGCGCAGTCCTTACGCCTCTTGCTTTCAAACCGTCAGCGAGCTGCTGCAGCGTCTCGCAGCCGTATTGCTCAAGCTGGTCGAGAACCGGGCCCACTTCTCGGGCGTAAGCGTCCGCGTCCTTCGCCACAGCGATGCCGGCCTTCTTGGCGGCCGCTGCCGGGTCCGGCGTGCCGAGCCGCGTCCCGCGCCGCTTGGCAGCTGCAAGCGCGGCCGTCGTGCGCTCGCTTATTTGCGCGCCCTCGAGCTCGGCGATGTTAGCCATTAGTTGCAGCAGGAAGCGGTTTTGGCTTGGCGACCCCATCTCGGGGATGTCGCAAACGATCAGCTTGACGTCCGCCTCGAGCAGCCTTGTCAAAAACGGCAGGTTACGCGACAGCCTGTCCATCTTGGCTACGATCAGCGTCGCGCGCTGCGACCTGCACAGCTCGAGCGCCTTGCGCAACTCAGGCCGGCGCCTGTCGGTGCGCTTGCCGCTTTCGGCTTCCGTAAACTCGGCTATCAGCTCCCAGGCGCCGCCGTTAAGGTGCGCCTCTACCATTTGGCGCTGCGCCGCGAGCCCGAGCCCGCTGGCGCCTTGTCGCTTCGTGCTGACGCGGTAATACGCGACGTATTTGCCGCGATGTGCTTTGCCTGCCTCTGCCATGGTTCCTCCTCCTATGCTGCTTGATCGAACAGCGGCAGCCCTACCAGCCGCATGTCCTTTTTTCTTGCGAGCGGCACCACATTGGCTGCCACGGTCGGCTTATAGGCGCCGCTCGCCACATACGCGTTGCGTAGCTCTCTGTAGATCTGTTGCCAGGCCTTCTTGTGCCCGCCGGTCGTGACCTTGACGGGCTCCCCAGCGTAATCGACGGCGTGCGCGAGCTCGTGGCACACGACCATCGCCAGCGGCGCTAACGTGTCGCGCGCGTCACCCATCAGGTCGCCGATCTCCGGGTCGCAGGCGATGCTGTCGTACTCGCCCCGGATGCTTGCGCCGGCCTCGAGCGCGACAGCCCGGCGTAACCAGCGATCCCGCTTGCGGCCTGGCCGCAGCCGCTCGGCGCCCGCCCGCACCCGCGCCGCATCTAACGGCGTCCACCACCAGGATCCACTGTCCGGCGAGATCTGCGCCCACGGCTTCCCGCAGCGCTTGCCGGCCAGGCTCGACCTGCCGCGAACAACCAGCTGCAGATTGTCAGCGAACCACGGCGTCGCCAGGCCCAGCGTCACGCTGAGCCCGGCCACCTCCTTCACCATGCTCCTGATTACAGACTGCATATCTATGCCTTATGTACCTATTGAGTTCTGCATAATCAAGCCACTACTCGACTGGCTCGTCAGTCCAGTAGTTCGGGTCCGTAAATATCTCGCGTCTGTAGCCCTTTAGCTTGTCGGCCTCGCAGTCGCGGCAGCATTTGGCGACTGGTATCCCGCGAGCGTCCTTTACCCAGCGAGCAACCTCTCCGCTGCCGCACCTGCATGTTTCGTAGCTCATAGGTATTCCCCACCATAAGAAATCAACGTGCAGCCCCAGTACCCCATTCCAATATCATCGAGGGGCTCGAAGCCGGTAAAGTCGCCAACGATCCGTCCCTTTGCCATCAGGTTCTCGTCGTCGTCGTACAGCTCGAACTTTTCACCCTCGCCGGGTGCCACTGTGAGCCCGCCAACTGGGCCTGTTACGCCGGTCGCTCCGGCAGCTTCGTCGCAGCAATCCTTGTCAATGATCCAGCCGTACTTTTCGGTCACGCCTTTTTCGTAGCTCATATCTCTCCTCCTAGCCGTTCGGGTTTGTTAGCCAAACATCAGGCGCCAGCTCAACTATGTCGCCCCCTAGCACCAAGTCGCGAGCGAAGGCCTCGTAGTCGAAGTACCGCTCAGCAATCTCTGGCAGGTCGTAGCAATCGGCCACTAGCTCGGCCGCGTAGTTCTCGGCGCTTCCTTCGAAGATCATCGCGTCGCCTGGCTCCATGTTGATGCCGACTTCTGCGAGCAGCTTGGCGAGCGCCTTATCCTCATCGCTCATTTCCAGCCAGTCCCACAGCTCGTCCGGCGGCGCACTGCTTTCGCAGTACCAGGCAGCCGGGAACCCTTCGTAGTCGCAGAACATCAGCTCGGGGTCCGCTTCTGCGACATAAGCCGTCGCAGCCGCCAGGAACTCGTCCCGGCTCGCGTACTCGTCAAGATCAAACCACTTCCCGATCAGCGTGCCGGCATTGTACTTCGCGTAGGTCGTTACCCAGAGTCTGGCTTCCATATCTCTCCTCCACCGTTTGGGTACTGCAAACTTACCCTTGCAACGTAATACCGTGGCGGTACCTTTGCAATACCCTAACGGTACTTTTTTTTAATAAAAATGTCGGGGCAGAATGGCTATTAAAAACAAGCCCTTACGGGCCCTGATCGGCAAGCACCTGCACTTATCGACTGCCTGCTGCGAGGCTTTGGCAGCGGCTGCAGCGTTCGAGCGCCGCAGTCAGAGCAGCCTTGCTGAGGAGCTGCTGGAGCGAGGCCTCCGCGAGCGCAGTCGCGCCAGGGCGGCTGACGCAGTGATCAGAAGCGCAGGCTACCAGTGAGCGTTAGCGGCGCCGGCGCGCGCAGGAAAGGCAGCGCGTTCGAGCGCGAGATACGGCAGCAGATCCGGGCTATCGGCATCGAGTGCAAGCGCGTGCCGCTGAGCGGCGCCGCCCAAGGCTTCAAGGGCGACCTGCAGCTGGCTGGGATGACAGCCGAGTGCAAGCGACGCAAGCGCAGCTACAGCAGCCTGTACCAGGCGCTCGAGCAAGGCGGCGGAAGCGACCTGCTGTTCGTGCGCGACGATCAGCGCGACAGCCTGGTCGTCATGCCCTTCGACACTTTCGCCAGCCTGTGCCGGTGGGCTGGCCTTCCGCAGAGATATCCGGCGAACCCAAGCGAGGAGACTACAGATGTTTGAATATGCAGGCGAAGGCGAGCGCGAGCAGAGCGACATTGAGCTCAAGCGGCTAACGATTGACTGGGGCAGCCTAAAGACGGGCTGGGGGATGCTTGCGCAAGGCAACAGCGACTTCGTGTGGGCAGCAGTGGCGGGCACGAGCATCCAGCGGCCCGGCGAAGATTACAAGCCGGCGTTTCAGGTTGACGTGTGGCTGGCGGCAGCTGACGGCGCGCCAAGCGACTGCTGGGTGCACTGGCGCAGCATCGGTCAGATGAACCGCAACGCGATCCAAGGCCTGCAGCGCGACGTGTTAAAGGGCGCGAAGGATAACGCCGGCAAGGTCGTCGTCGCCAGCGTCAAGGAAGTCATTAAATCGGGCAAAAACAACAACCACATGCCAGTGCTGGCGGTCGAGGCCTGGGTAGACGCGCCGAGCAAGCCGGAGGAAATACGCGGCTGGCTTGACTGGAAAAGCAACCTCAAGCGTTGGCGCTGCGCGGCGCCGGCAGGTGGCGACGCTGGAGCCGGCGAGATTTTCTAGCGATGGACTGGCAGCACTATGCGCTGCCCGTCGCCAAGCACTTTTGGGGTGAGCCTTCCAGGCGCACTGAGCGCGAGATTTTTTGGGGCAGCCAAAACGCCCGCAAGATCGACGTGCAGGCCGGCACCTGGTTTGACCACGAGTTAAACGTCGGCGGTGGTGTCGCGGATCTGATCCGCCACCACTTCCCGAAGGCGAACCCCGCAGAGTGGCTGCGCGACGAGTTTGGCGCCGAGATCGACGAGGCAGACGCTGCAGCCTGGACGCTGCGGCCGCTGCCCGTTGCGCCGCGCGTCACGACCTATGACTACTTACGCGCCGACGGCAGCGTGCACCTGCGGGTCACGCGTCGCGACCTGGCGGACGGCACCAAGACCTTTTCCCAGGCGCTGGCGGATGGGCGCAAGCCGACCGCAGACCCGAGCTACCGGCCTATTCCGTGGCGGCTTAACAAGATCGTCGCGCAGGCGGACGCGGACCTGTTTATAGCGGAGGGCGAGAAGGCATGCGCCGCGCTCGAGCAGCTCGGCGTGCTCGCGACGACGAACCCTGGCGGCGCGAAAGCATGGAAGCCAGAGCTGGCGCAGTATTTCGCAGGCAGGCGCTGCTTTGTCCTGCCCGACAACGACGTGGCCGGCGAGGCGCACGCGGCGCAGGTGATGCAGACACTGGCCGGCGTTGCGGCCGAAGTGCGGCTCGTGCGTCTGCCAGGTTTGCCCGAAAAGGGCGACGCGCACGACTGGATAGTTGCAGGTGGCACGCGCGAGCAGCTGCTGCAGCTCTGCGCGACCGCCGAGGTGAACGCAGCCGACATCACCAGCAGCCTGCCGCTGCGCGCGCTGTCCCTTGAGCAGCTCATGCAGCGACCGCCGGCGCAATGGCTTGTGCCAGGCATCTTGCCAGCGCGCGCGACGGCAGCCATCTGGGGGCCGCCGGGCAGCTTTAAGACGTTCCTGGCGCTCGACCTGATGCTGCACATCGCCCACGCGCGCAGCTGGAACGGGCGAGATGTAGACCCAGGCCTGGTTGTCTACATCGCGGGTGAAGGTGTTGCGGGCCTGCGGGCGCGGGCGGCGGCCTGGCACAAGCACCATAACTTGCAGATCGCAGACGCGCAGTTCCTGCTCGTCGAGGAGGCAGTGCCGCTGGACGACGGCGGCGCCGACGCGCTGATCCAGACAGTCGATGCCCTGCGCCAAGGGCGCGACGTCAAGGCCGTCGTGTACGACACGCTCGCGAGATGCCTGCGCGGCGACGAGAACAGCGCCGAAGACATGGGAGCCGCCATCCGCGCCATCGACCAGGTGCGCCTGCACCTAGACGCGACACAGCTGGTCGTCGCGCACCAGGGCAAGGACGCGGCGCGGGGGCTGCGTGGCAGCTCAGCACTGCACGGCGCGCTCGATACAAGCCTGCAGGTGCGCAAGCACGAGATGCACGCCGAGGTGTTGCACCACAAGCAGAAGGACGCAGAGGAGCTGCTGCCCATGTGGTTCGAGCTCCAGCGCGTCGAGTTTCAGGTGCACTGCCTAGACGACCTGGAGGCCAGCCTGGTGCCGGTCCTGGCAGCTGCGCCAGGCGGCAGCACGACGCAAGACAAGCTGCTGCAGGCGCTGGCGCTGGCAGTCGTGCGATGGGGTCGCGACGACGCTCCGGGCTGGCCTGGGGCGAGCTGCACGCTCGAGGAGTGGCGCGCCGTGGCGGACGAGCTGGCAGCTCTGGGCGGCGGTAGCGGCGAGTCGCAGCAGCGAGCCTGGCGGCGCGGCATAGCAACTCTAGAGCGTAACAAGCAGGTGGTAGTTCGCGGTCAGCGTGCCGGACAGTTGTCCGGAGGGTTGTCCGGAGGGTTGTCCGGCAGGGGTGCCGAATGAGGCGCTGCGGACAAGTTTTAGGGGTGTGTCCGGACATGTCCGCCGGGCTGAAAGCCGCAGAAAACATGGGTTTTAGCAGAAGCAACAGAAGCGGGCGGACAAGCACGGCTAGCTGCGGAAAAGCGGACGGACAAACCCCCTCTAGGGGGTTGTCCGCTTGTCCGGAGCCCTGTCCGCGTTTTGTCTGTGGGGTAAGCATATGAGGCAAGATGAAGATCCATTTGCGCCGCCGGCTGAGGTCGCGGTGCGTGAGCTAGACCGGGTAGCGCATCGCATCGAGACGGCCTGGGGCACGGCTGACAGGCTGTGCCTCGCGGCAGGACAAGATCTGGCCGCCAAGTTCAACCAGCAGCTCGAGCGGCTGAACGCTGCACTGGCGGCGGGCGACCAGGCCGGCATCAGCGCGGCGGCCGGCGGCATGCGGCGCGCATGGATAGCCCTCGACGCGGCCGCGCGGGGCACGGGGCAGCTGCCGCCTGGCGAGGCGGTGTTCGTCGGTATGCACCCGGATGGCTTTGCGGTGGCTCTGTACCAGCCAGGTGCCAGCCTGCCAGACCTGCCAGAGGGCGCTGTCCGCGTGCATGTGGACACGGCGATCCAGCACCTGCCTGCAATCGTGCTCGAGACATTCAAGGTGTTTGGTTCACCCGGCCCGGAAGGGCATCGCGTCCGCGAGTTGCCATCTGATGACATACCGTTCTGAGGAGCCGGCAGGCTATGAGGCATGCAGCGAGTGCGCCGGTCGCGGCTATGTGCTGTTCCGCGTTAGTGAGACGCGGGATGAGCGCGTCGAGTGCGACGTGTGCCTGGGCTCCGGCGAGGTGCTAGCCGATGAGTGACGCCGAGAAGCCAGCGACCAGGCTCTACTCCGTGCTGCCGGCGCGCGCAGTGCAAGACGAAGCGCTGACGCTGACGCAGCTGCGGATCCTGGCGGCGTTGTGCCTCCACACCAATGCGGCCGGCATTGCGTGGCCCAGCTATCTGACGCTGGCGCGGCATGTAGGCTGTCACCGCGCAACAGTCGAGCGCTACATGCCGGCGCTGCGGAATATGGGCTACATCAGAAAGCTCGCCTACAAGCCGTACCCGAGGCATATCAAGCGCAAAGGACGCGGGCTGACGCCGAGGTGGCAGGTGCTCTACCAGGGCGCCGAGACGCCGGTGCCGAGCCGCGAGGAGATTTACGCGCCGGTGCCGGCTGTGATAGCCGAGCCGGACGACGACAATGCTGCTGGCGATAACGAAGAGGGGGTCCGGGGGATCGACACGGAGTTGCAGAAACGCGTGGCTGGCGCCTTCGTCGCCGGCGCTGCGGCCGCCGGCCAGCACCGGCTCCTCGAGCCACAGCTCGCAGCTGCCGCGCTCCTGGTCGTCGCCGGCCGCAGCCCAGCGGAGATCCGCGAGTACACCATCGCGGCGTGCCAGGCGGCGCTCGAGGCCCGGCGCTCGCCGCCATCGACGCTGATGCAGGTCGCGAAATGGGCCGGCTTGCTGTAAAATACAAAACTCAAACCAGGGTGAGAGATATGCAAGCCTCCGATGACGCCGGCGTCGAGCCCGAAAGCCGCCGCGACGACCCCGCCCGGGGCCATCGAGCGCTCGCGGCCGGGGCCGCCCCCCGGCCCCCCCGCCCCCGCGCGTCTGCTGGGGGGCCGCCGCAGGAAATAGTTGCGCGTTTTTGGGAGCAACATCGTACCTGCGACTTCTGCGGCGCGCAGACGCGGGGCCGGCGCGTCGGGGGCGGCGTGCACTGCGGCGCCTGCCACCGGGAGCTGTTGCCGCTATGACGGTCGGCCGCACGCTCGAGGCAGCGCTAGGCCTCATCACTGGCGACCGCGCGAAACAGCATGGCGACTACGAGCTGAACCACGCCAACATCGCGGCTCTGTGGAACGCCTATTTGCGCATCAGGCGCGAGCCTGGGGCAGAGCTGACGCCAGCCGACGTGGCATTGATGATGGCTCTGCTCAAGGTTGCGCGCACGCAGCTCGGCGGCTTCAACCCCGATGACTACTGCGACGCGGCGGCCTACCTGGACCTGGCGCGCGAGCTGGCGCATGAGTGACAAGCTGACCGTGCGCAAGGCGCGAGCTGCGCTGGCATCTGACGACGAGGCGCAGCGCCAGGTGGTGCTGGACGAGCTGCGCGCGATAGCGGCGGCTGAGATCACTGATGTGCTGAGCTGGGACGCCTTGGGGCGCGTGACGTTTCTGGCGTCTGATGCGCTCGATGTTCGCGCGCGCAAGGCTATCAAAAAGGTGCGCGTCACTCCCAACCAATTTGGCAACAGCATCGAGGTCGAGCTGCACGACAAGCACGCAGCGCTTCGCCTGCTGGCTAAGCACCACCAGCTGCTCGAGCCGCAGGCGGATAGCCGCAGGCCGGCTCTGATCGGCATTAACCTGCGTGGGCCGGAGGTCGTGGGCTACGAGGTTGTGGACGATGACGCCAGTACCGATTAGCTGGCTCGGCGCCGTGGTACGGGAGCTGCGGGAGGAGCGCGGCTGGAGCCGCAACGAGCTGGCGGCGCAGGCTGACGTGCACCCGCTTACAGTTTTGCGCATCGAGCTCAACCAGCGCGCGGCTAACGTAGCTACGGTGCAGGCGCTGCTGTTGGCGCTCGACCACGAGCTAGAAGTGGTGCCGGCGGATGGGATCGGGGTGCGGCGTGGCTAGGTCGAATACTGATCGCAGCCCTCGCCGCAAGCGCGTTGCTGAGGCCGATCCGCTCGAGAGCCTTGACCTGGACTTCTCGCAGTCGGCTACGACCTGGCGCTTCCTGCAGGACGACAGCTTCTTTCGCGGCCTGCTCGGACCGGTCGGCAGCGGCAAGAGCTACGCGTGCGCCGCTGAGGTGCTGTTGCGTGCGGCGAAACAGCCGCCAAGCCCGCTAGACAACACGCGCTACTCCCGCTTCGTTGTGGTGCGCAACAGCTATCCGGAGCTGCGCACCACTACGCTCAAGACGTGGACAGATCTTTTCCCCGAGAACCGCTGGGGGCCGCTGCGCTGGTCGCCGCCGATCACGCATCACCTGCAGTTGCCGCCGCGCGACGGCGTGCCTGGCCTCGACTGCGAAGTTATTTTTCTTGCGCTCGACAAGCCGAAGGACGTGCGCAAGCTGCTGTCGCTCGAGCTGACGGGGGCTTGGATCAACGAGGCGCGCGAACTGCCGCTGGCTGTTGTCCAGGGGCTCACGCATCGTGTAGGCCGCTACCCTACCAAGGCGAACGGCGGCGCTCCGTGGCGCGGCATCTGGGCCGACACGAACCCGATGGACGACGACCATTGGTGGTACCGCCTGGCGGAGAAGGAGCCCATTGGCGGCCGGTACAAGTGGACTTTCTTCAAGCAGCCGGCCGGCATGGTGCAGGTCGAGGCTGACGCACCGGATGCCGTCCCTGGCGCCGGCAGGTGGTGGCAGGTCAATCCAAAGGCCGAGAACATCAACAACCTGGCGCCGGGCTACTACGAGCAGCAGCTGGGTGGCAAGGATCTAGACTGGATCTCCTGCTACGTCGCGGGGCAGTACGTTTTCGTCAAGGAGGGCCGGCCCGTCTGGCCGGAGTACGACGACGTGACGATGGTTTCTGACAGCATCGAGGTAGACAGGTCTGCGTCGGTCCACGTCGGCCTCGACTTCGGTCTGACGCCTGCAGCCGTTTTCGGCCAGCGCACTGCAGCTGGCGCCTGGCATATTTTGCACGAGCTGGTCACGGAGGACATGGGCCTCGAGCGCTTTGCGCAGCACCTTCTCTACGAGCTGAACACGCGCTTTTCCGGTTGCAAGCCGGAGGTATGGGGCGACCCCGCAGGCGGCGCTCGCGACCAGATCTTCGAGGTGACGAGCTTCGACCACCTGCGCAGCCTGGGCCTGCACGCGCAGCCAACGGCCAGCAACGACTTCCAGGTGCGGCGTGAAAGCGCGGCAGCACCGATGCAGCGCCTCGTCAACGGCAAGCCTGGCCTGCTGGTGCACCAAGATTGCCGCCGCCTGCGCAAGTCACTGGCTGGCGGTTATCACTTCAAGCGCGTCGGCATTAGCGGCGGTACTGACAGGTTCCGCGATGCGCCGCATAAGGATCAGCACAGCCATGTCGGCGACGCCTTCGGCTATCTTCTGCTGGGCGGCGGCGAGCACAGGCGTCTCGTCCGTGGCGCCTACGTTCGGCCGCAGCAACCGATGCGCGCCAAAATGGATTTCCGGGTGCTCTAAGAAAACGCCGGCGACTTTGTGGGCCGCCGGCGAGGTATGGGAGGATTACTACAGTGGAGGTATGCAAATCTTAACTACCCCTGTTGGCTTTTTCAAACTTTTTTGCGAGGCGGCATGGCTAAAACGCAGTTGCGAGGGCGAGTGAGTGAGTTTACGAAGTTTGACGTAATGAACCGCAGGTCGTGGGGCGTCGATGAGACAGATCGTTGACCTCGCAAACGGCGCGGTCGTTTTCACCACGGGGTCGTCGCATCGGACATGCGTCGCGGATGCCGACCTCGGCCAAGACCAGAAAGCGACGATTCCGCCTGTTTTCATCTTCGGCTCAACATGGCCGGTGATGGTGACCGACGCCCATATCAAAATCGGCTGCCAGGTGCACCGGACTGAGGAATGGGCCGCGTTCACCGACGAGCAGATTTTTGCCATGGACGGGAGGGACGCGCTGCGGTTCTGGGCCCAGTGGAAAGAGCCGCTGCTTGCGATGGCGCGGGCGCACCAGAAGAACATCGCGATCACCAATGAGTGACCTGCGCGTCGTCCCATTCGCGCAGAAACGGCAACACAGCCATGACGACGGCTCGCGTGTTGCGCTGCTCAGGTGTCGGGCGTGTCGGCTGCACTGGTACGCGATCTTCAATGCGAACGTCCATGCCGTCGACGAACTGCCGTGCCCGGACTGTAGGGCGGTTGAGGCCGAACACTTGAGCGCGAGCAAGCTGATTGTTTTCTACGAGTACGATGCGGCTGATGAAACCTGACGCCCGCGCGTGTGAGGCGCGCTGATGGACGGCTTCAAGCCGCGCCTGCCGCGCGGTGCCATCTGTGTTAGGGCCGAGATGCGGCATATACGGGGCATGCGCCTGCACCCGCTGCAGCAGCGCTTATTCGACGCCGACCCCTCCATGATGCGGCAGTTCGAGTCGCAGCTGGCGTCCGGGCCTGCCTACGCCGCGCTGTACGATGGGATTGTGTGGGCGGCTTGGGGCTTGGTCGTCTACTGCAAAGGCAACGCCGAGGCCTGGATGCTGCGCGACCGCCACGTTGGCACCCACGCGGTATCTGTGGCTCGGATTGCGCGCCAGTATTTCGACGAGGTTGGTACCGCTATGGCGCTGCACCGGTGCCAGGTGAGCGTGCAGGTATCATTCTCGTCAGCCGTCCGGTTTGCTGAGTGGCTTAAATTCGAGGAAGAAGGCGTCATGCGCCGATACGGGCCGACTGGCGACGACTACTACCTGATGGCGAGGCTATACGACGATGGGTGCAGTCCTAAAGAAACCGAAACCGCCGCCGCCGGATCCGGCAATCGCCGAGAGCCAGAAGCGGCAAGAGGAGATCGTCGTCAAGCAAGAGCAGCGCGCTGAGGCGCAGCAGAAAACCGAAATGCAGAAAACGGCAGCGGCTGACCGCGCGCGTCGGTCGTCCCGCAGAGCGCGGGGCGGCACTGGCATGCGGCTGCTTCTTTCGCCGGATCGTGCGGACGCGCAGCTCGGCCTCAAGTCAACCCTAGGCTAGATGCCGATACCGGTAGACCAGCTGCTGCGGCGCTACGAGCGCGCGCAGGCGCGCAAGGAGCAGTGGCGCTCGATCTACGAGGAGTGCTACGAGTTCGCGCTTCCGCAGCGCAACCTCTACAGCTATTACGAGGGCCGCTCGCCAGGCCAAAGCAAGATGGATCGCGTGTTCGACAGCACGGCGATCAGCTCGACGCAGCGCTTCGCCAACCGCCTGCAGAGCACAATCTTTCCGCCGTACCGTAATTGGTGCCGACTCGTGGCCGGCGACGACATCCCAGAGGACAAGCGCGACGACCTGCAAGTAGCGCTCGACATTTACAACGAGCGTATGTTTGCCGTCCTGCGTCGCACTAACTTCGACCTGGCGATGAGCGAGTTCTTGCTGGACCTGGCAGTCGGCACGGCTGTGATGAAAGTATCCGCAGGCGACGAGATGACGCCTGTGCGGTTTGAGGCTGTGCCGCAATTTCTTGTCGCGCTCGAGGCCGGTCCGCACGGCCAGATCGACAACGTGTACCGCAAGCACCGTATCAAGGTGGAAGCTCTGCAGCAGGAGTGGCCTGACGCTGTGCTGCCGGACCGTCTGCAGCAGTTGCTTGTCGAGAACCCGGTTGAGGAAGTAGACCTGATCGAGGCGACAGTCTACATGCCGGACGAGGACTACTACTGCTACCACCTGATCTGGCCGGACCAGCGCGAGGAGCTGGTTTATCGCGAGCTGAACAGCTCGCCCTGGATCGTGTCGCGCTACATGGTCGCGGCCGGCGAGACGATGGGGCGGGGCGTGCTGGTCACTGCGCTGCCCGACATCAAAACGCTTAACGCGACGAAGCGCATGCTGCTGCAAAACGCCAGCATCAACATTGCAGGCATGTACACAGCCGCCGATGACGGAGTGCTGAACCCGCAGAATATCAACATCGAGCCTGGCGCTATCATCCCTGTCGCGCGCAACGGTGGGCCATCCGGCCCCAGCCTTGCGCCTGTGCCTCGCGCTGGCGACGTGAACCTAACGCAGCTCGTGATTCAGGATCTGACACTGGCTATCAAGCGCGTCCTGCTCGACGACAGCCTCCCGCCCGACACCATGAGCGCGCGCAGCGCGACCGAAATCGGCGCGCGCATGTCGGAGCTGGCGGCGAATATGGGGGCGGCGTTCGGCCGCATGATGACAGAGTGCATGCTGCCGCTTGTCGGTCGCATCTTGAAAGTTATGGACCAGGAAAACCTGATCGACATGCCGCTGCGCGTCGATGGTCAAGCGGTCAAGGTCGTGCCTGTCTCGCCGCTCGCGAAGGCGCAGAATAGCGAGGAGCTCGAGAGCATCCTGCAGTTCGCGCAAATCGCGCAGCAGCTCGGGCCAATGGGCGCTATGGCAATCGACCAAGAGCGCACGCTGGCGTTCATTGCTGACCGTCTCGGGGTGCCGGCTCGCGTGCTCACGACGCAAGACGAGCGCGCCGCGATGATGGCGCAGATGCAGGAGGCGGCTGAGGCTGCCATGCAGCAACAGCAAGCCGAGGCGCCGCCGGCATGAAATCCGCAGCCTGGACGCGTAAGGCCGGCAAGAACCCGGCGGGCGGCCTCAACGAAAAGGGCCGCCGGTCCTACGAGCGCGAGAACCCAGGCAGCGACCTAAAAGCGCCGGTCAAGGCTGGCGACAACCCGCGCCGCGCCTCGTTTCTGGCGCGCATGGGCAACATGCCCGGCCCAGAGCGCAAAAACGGAAAGCCTACTCGCTTGCTGCTGTCGCTGCAGGCCTGGGGAGCAAGCTCGAAGGCCGATGCACGTCGCAAGGCTGCTGCGATCTCAAAGCGCAACAAGGGGA